TGATGCCGATCAGTGGGATGTAGTCTTTATGCCCGCCATCGCACTGGATCAGAAACAGTATCCAAAAACGGAAGAAGTTTTTCGCGAGAATCTCTTGCGTGGCGTTTATGTACCAATGGGTGGCGACCAGCTTGGTCGTAAACCAGGTGAAGCACTCTGGAAAGAACAACACGAAGCTGAAGCGTTGCGAAAGATTTCTGTCAATATGGGTGACTTTGATTATGTTGCTCAGTTTTTGCAGATGCCCCGTTTGGCCGTGGGCAACTTCTTTGATGATGGCGATTTCAAGATCGTGGATAAAGCACCAGGTGGTTTGCAATGGTTCCGATTTATAGATTTGGCTTTAGGCAAAAGCAAGACCAGTGATTTCAATGCCACGGGTGCAGTTGCTTTTGATGACGATGGCAATCTCTATATTCGGGATATGTTGAAGATCCGCGATTTGGAAGAGTTTTTCCCCGCTTGTAAAACCTTGATGCTCTCTGAAGATGAGATCGGCACGATCTGGGCAGTGGAAGACGTCGCTTTCCAGCATTTGGTTTTACGTGATTTTCTGGCCGCGCCTGAGTTGGCAATGATCCCGATTATGGGCATTTACCCAGCAGGTGACAAGGTTAGCAGAGCGCAGCCGTGGCGATTGCGTGCCAAGCAGGGCAAAGTCTTTTTGGTGCGTGCGCCCTGGAATTTGAGCTTCATCCGTACCGCAGCGGCTTTTGGGCCGAATGCCAGGCACGATGATGAGATCGATAGCGTCAGCGGCGGGGTGCAGTTGGTGGCCGAGTTCCCGAATATTGAACGCGAAGGCGAAGTTGTGGTCTATGAAGAACGGGTAAGCATTAGTGCTTATTAAGGAGCAGAGAAATGAGTGCAAAAAAGAATCGGAAACCAAGTGTAGGCAGGATTGTTGGCTTTGTTTTGGGCAGCGGAGAAGTTCGCCCCGCGATCATCGTGCGTGTTTTTGAAGATGATACAGGCGAGATTGTCGATGAAGGCGTTTGCAATATGCAGGTTTTCACCAACAGCAATGGAAATAAAGGATTCGGAGATAGCGACGGTCTTCCACCTGTGATCTGGAAGACGGGTATTGACTATGACGAATCTCACGAGCCGAACACCTATCACTTTTTGGACTAGGAAGTATTAGATGCTTGCACACGAAAATCTACAAGAGTTGCGCAAAGCGACAGAAACGGCGATAGAGATTGCCCAGCAGGAAGCCGATAATAACGAAATCCTGCATGAGCGTTTGGCCGCTTTAGAGCTGGCCCTTGAAGATGCCAACTGGATGAAGATGACGACAGAAGGCGATATGGAATTTAGCCGTGAAGGTTTGCGGCAAATTGCTGAGCTTTCCCGGCTGATGTATCTGAAGAACCCGCTTATCCAGCGCTCTGTTTCGGTGCAGGCCCTTTATGTTTGGGCGCAGGGTGTCACGGTACGCGCAAAGCCGCCTGCCTTCAACCAGGTTATTCAGGATTTCTGGAAAGACCCAAAAAATCAGGCTGAGCTTACCGGCCACCAGGCCCGCATGTATAAGGAAGTAGACCTGCAAACAGCGGGGAATATCTTCTTTGTCTTTTTCGTGCGCCCCACAGACGGGCGCGTGCGGGTGCGCAGCCTGCAAGCGGATGAGATCGAGAAGATCATCTCTGATCCTGAAGATGCGAAAACAAATTGGTATTACCTGCGCCAATGGACAACGCGCAAGCTGAACCCCAGCACCGGGCGGATGAATACCACCAGGCATAAAGCCTATTACCCAGATTGGCAATATAACCCGATAAGCAAGCCGTCCAAATTTGGCAATATCACCATCAAATGGGATCAGCCCGTTTACCACATCAGGGATGGTGGCTTTAGCGATTGGAAATTTGGGATCGGCTCGGTCTATACCGCCATCGATTGGGCACGTGCCTATAAAAACTTTTTGGAAGATGTAGCCAGCCTGATGCGCTCCTACAGCCGTTTTGCTTTTCAGATGAAAACGCAAGGCGGCAAGCGCGGCGTATCGAGCGCTAAATCCAAATTGAATAGTACCTTGGGCAATAGTGGTACGGCTGGAGAGACGAATCCATCGCCGGTGGCTGGTTCAACCTTTATCGGTGCCGAGGGCATGGATCTGAAACCGATGCAGCTACGCGGCGCATCGATCTCGCCCGAAGATGGCCGCCGTTTCCTGCTCATGGTTGCTGCCACATTCGGATTGCCCGAAACCTTTTATGGCGATGTGAGCGTTGGCACACTGGCCACAGGCAAAACGCTCGACCGCCCGACCGAACTCAAGATGCGTAATCGACAGGAAATGTGGACAGAAGTCTTCCGCAATATCTTGAATTACGTCGTCCTGAACGCGACCAAAAGCACAGGCGGTGCGCTGAAAGATTTTGGCACCGTCACATCAGAAGAAGTGAACGGACAAATTGAGCATTCAATTGAGTGGAAAAAAGGCATCAAACCGGTGCTTGAAATCGAGTTCCCGCCTGTATTGGTGAAAGACGTCAAAGAAGCTGTACAGGCAATCGTGACTGCCGCCACCCTGAACGGCCAGCAAATAGCCGCTTTCAGTGCCCCAATTGTGGAGCGTCTTTTATTAACAGCTTTAGCCCAGGATGATGTGGACGAAATCATGGCCGATCTTTACCCGAATGAAGGCGATGAAGATGCGGCCAGTCGTGAGCCGATGCCAGCGGAGGAAGCGATTAAGGCGATTGTGGAGAAGTTGGTGGAGAAGTTTGATGCTAAATAGCTTTTCTGCTTCCAGCCCCCGCCCCCATCGCCCTTCGGGCACTTCCCCCAAATCGAAAAGCGTCGATTTAGGGGAAGAAGTATTGAGTTTATTTGAAGCATTGCGTGAAGCAAATGAACGTGCCGAAGTGGATAAGGTGGCGGTGCGTTTGCAGACGGCGATGCGAAAGGCTTTTCGCCTGCAGGGCAAGCCAGTGAGTAAGAAAGTAAAAGCCGGTGATCCAGACTGGATGCTGCGCTTTTACGAGATCACGGTCAAGACTGCACCCTTCTTTGTAGGCCCGATCCAGAAAGCGGCCGAACAAAGTTTGGTGATCGGTGCAAATCAGGCCATTGCCGAGCTTGGGCTGGGGATCTCCTTCGATCTAAAGAATCCGCGTGCATTGGCCTATCTGAAAGATTACGGTGTACAGCGCGTAGCAAAGATAGATAGCACGACACAGAAATATTTATCCACGCTTCTTCAGCAATCTTTAGATGAAGGCTGGTCATCGAAGCGAACGGCAGCGGCAATCATCGAGCGTTATGAACAGTTTGCTATCGGCCAACCACAGGCACATATCGAGAGCCGTGCGCACCTGATCGCGGTCACGGAGACCGGCGAAGCCTACAGTGAAGCGAACCTGATGGTGGCGCAAGACTTGCAGGATGCCGGGATCACGATGGAAAAAGCGTGGTCAACGGTCGGAGACGGCAAAGTCTCTGAGGGTTGTTTAGAGAATGAAGCAAAAGGTTATATCGGGCTAAATCAAGAATTCCCATCCGGGCATCAGCGCCCTTTGCGCTTCCCCGGTTGTAGATGTGACATGTTGACGAGGAGAAAGAAATGAAAAATCCCTTTAGAAAGAAAAACACCGTACTGACCGAAGCCGATCTGGTTGCGTTGAATGAAGCAGCCAACGTGGGTGATTGGATGGAGAGCCGCATTCATTTGCGTTTTACCGAGGTTGCTGATTATCGCTTTGGTGATGGTTATATCACCCGCCCCGAGCGGATCATTCTCTCTTCGGCCATCGGCGATGCGTTGAATGCTTTCCGTGCAAAAGTGGAAGCGGATGCGCCGCATTTGTATCAGCGTAAGCCGTGGGTAAAGCCTGAGGGTGAGCAGGGTGCTGTGGTGGCTCAGGAGGGGGCTATTGAGCTGGTCGAATCTGGTGCGAATGCGATGTTTATCCCGCTGCAAGAAAAGTCTGTGCGCCCTGATGGTACTGCGCCGGTCAAGATCATTGAGCCGGGCTGGGGATCAAGTGGCTATTACCCGCCTGAAGTTTTAGAGCGAGATGGCCCCACAGTCTTCCCCGCTGGCACAAAGATGTATTGGAACCACCAGACCGACCAGGAAGAAGCCGAACGCCCAGAAGGTGATCTAAATGATCTGGCCGCAAAGTTAATTACAGATGCGGCATGGAATGAAAATGGCAAAGAAGGCGCTGGTCTTTATGCGGAAGCGCAAGTTTATAAGCCATATCGTGAAGCTGTTGATGATATGGCTGGCGATATCGGTTTGAGCATCCGCACGCCCGGGCGCGTGGTAGAGGGTGAAGCAGATGGACGCACAGGCCCCATCGTCACGAACCTGATGAAGAACGCCCGCACTACGGTCGATTTTGTGACGATGCCGGGGGCTGGCGGGCAAATCCTTAATTTATTTGAAGCAGCACGACCTGGTGCTGATAAGAAGCCCCGAAGTCTGGAGACTTCGGAATCACATGAACCTGAGGAGGTTGATATGGACGAACTGCAAAAATTGCAGGATGCCAACGCCGCACTCCAGACTCAATTGGATGAAGCGAAAGGTAATGAAACAGAGCTTGCGCGTTTGCGTGAAGTGTCTGTTTTACGAGAAGCAGGTGATATTGCAAAAGTTGAAGTTGCGAAAGTGACCGACTTGCCCGAGATCACCCGCACACGTCTGGCTGAAAGCCTGGCGAAGAACCCACCCGTTAAGGATGGCGAGCTTGATAAGGATGCTTTTGCAACCCAAATCGAAGAAGCTGTGCAGGCCGAAACTGAGTATTTGCAAAATTTACTCGGCACTGGTGAGATCAAAGGTTTGGGCGAAAGCAATACAGAAGATGGCGATGAAACCAAGCTCGCAGAAGCTGAAGCATCGCTGGAAGAATCCTTCTCCGCAATGGGAATGGATAAAGAATCAGCTGCGCAAGCGGCTAAAGGCCGATAGGAGGCTGACATGGCACAGAATATTTTATATGATCCTGGCTTCGAGATGTCGGTTGTAGTGACCGATCCCGCAGCCCCAAACAGCGGAGATGCTGTCCGTTGGAATAATATGACCGGTATTGCGCTGGTCGATGAAGGGGATGGCGGGAACGCAGCCACAGAAACAACCGTCAATTTTGGTGATTTTATTGCTGATATCCCTGTCACCGGTGAAGCTGGTGCAATTGCAGTTGGCGATAAGCTCTATTATGACGACGCCATCGACGGGCTGAATAACGATGCCCAGAACGGGTATTTCTTCGGATATGCCCGCGAAGTCGTTGAAGATGCTGCAACCACGACCATCGAAGTTTGGCATCCCGGACAGGCACTTGCTGGTGCGCTGACCGAGCGCGATCTTGCTAAAGTGGCAGCCGATAATGCTGTGGCCGGGATCCCCGTGCTGCATCAGATCGCAGTAGCGGGTGGCGCAGCTGCCAACGAAGATATCGTTGTCAACTCAAAGGTGAAAGTGATCGACGCCTGGGCGCAACATACCGGCGGTGCTGGTGAAGCCAGCGATACGATCCAGCTCTTCAATGGCGCAAATGCCATCTCTGATGCGATTGCCTGGTCTGGTGCAGATAACGTGCTGGTACGTGCTGGCACGTTGAATGATGCTAATACCGAAATTGCCGCAGGTGGCACCCTGCGAGTTACCACCGTTGATGATGACAGCGGGGACGACGTAGGCGCAGGAATTGTCTACGTGCTCTGCGTACCAGTGGCATAGGAGGTTATGACCATGAAAATGCTAGAAATGCTTGAAAGTATCCAGGCTGAGAATGCCAGTGTGCAGGCTCTGTTTGGTAAAGAAGGGGCTGGTGTGCGCTCCCGTCAAAAGAACGCCGCCTATTTGAATAAATTAGCCGAAGCTGCACGCCTGATCGCAGATGTGCGGAGCGGCGCCCGCCGTGAAAGCACGCTTCGTGAAGCGATGACGACCAGCGATTTCCCGAATTTATTCGGTGACATCCTTGACCGTCAGTTGCTGGCCGCTTATCGAGCGTGGCCTAAGACTTGGCAGAACTATGCCAAACGTGCGCGGGTGCGTGACTTCCGCACAGTAAACCGCCATAGTGTTTATGGTGTTGACCAAGTTCTTGAATCTATCCCCGCCGAGAAGGGTGAGTATAAAAATGCAGCAATGTATGAAAATACTCCCTTTAGCTATGCAGTGGCGAAATACGGGCGCAAAGTCCCTTATTCGTGGGAAACCCTGATCAACGATGACCTGGGCGCATTTGAAGATACCCCAGAGCGTTTGGGGCGTGCCGCAGGCCGCACTGAAGAAAAGTTCGTGACCGAATTATTCGTAGATAGCACCGGCCCGCACGGATCGTTCTATACGGCTGGCAACAGCAATATTGTGACATCGAACCCCGTGCTCTCGATTGCTGGTTTGCAAACCGCGATGACGGTTTTGGCAGCACAGGTTGATGAGCAAGATGAACCGATCTTTATCGAATCCATGGAGCTTGTTGTTCCGCCCGCGCTTGAGATCACTGCGCTGAATATTCTGAACGCGATCCAACTCAACCTGGCAGCCGCTGGTGGTACCACCACGCAAGAATTGGTTGCTGTCAACTGGATGAAAAATCGCGTGCGCCTGAGCGTGAATCCTTATTTGCCGATCGTGGCAAGCTCATCCAACGGTTCCACGCAATGGTATCTCTTTGCTAATCCCAATAACGGACGCCCCGCTCTTGAAGCTGGCTTCCTGCGCGGACACGAAGAGCCTGAAGTCTTCATGAAATCCCCGAATGCACGTCGTGTGGGCGGTGGTGATGTGGATGCCTTCAGCGGTGATTTCGACACAGATTCTATCGAGTATAAGGTTCGCCACGTACTCGGCGGGACCCGCATGGACCCCAAGATGACTGTTGGTAGTAATGGGTCTGGCAGCTAGACCCTAGACCAATGAGTGGAAACTCCAGCTTGCTCGTTCAGCCTACGGGAGGAACGATGCAAGCTGGAGTAGAAATTTACGCTCTCT